CGACTTTACGGTAGGGGCTATCACCTGTGCCTATGCATTTGTATAGAGATGGTAGCGGTTTTATCGAGTTTTCCTTCTCTACCACAACAACGGCAATTGACACTGAATTAACCTGCCAACTACTTCAGTTGTGGTAAGTTTGCGTTTAAAGACATCACTTAGTGGTCTCGGGGCGTAGTTTTACGACTTCTCCCACTTCGGTCTGGTTATTTAGTTTTCCATCTATTGGTTTAAACAAACACACTCCCATATAACACCATATTCGAGACCATAGGATTGGTACACGAATTTATAACGATTGTCACATTCAAAGGATCTGTTACCACCATTTGCGCGAAAGCCGTGAACGGCTCCCCTATTTCACCCGCAGATGACGCAAAATCAGTCACTATTGTAACTCCACTTGTACTTCCTTCATCCAATAAACTTCCATACCCGCTAACGAGCGTTGCCACTGAAAGCCCCTCTAGTCCTAAAACTATTGTTGCTCCTAGCGGAATCGGATAATCATAGAAACCTATATAAGTTTCACCAAAACTATTCGTTACACTCATTGCTTGCGTGGTTGTTACGATATCACTTGCACTTGTCCAACTAGTCGCCGTACTTGACGGTGAACTAGAAGACACTGTAAATTTTATCGTTGGAAAAGTCATAATTGGCGGCACCTGCCCTTCATCCTAAATACTCGGATTTACCTGAGTCACATAAAGATAAGTTTGGTTCGCCACACTCGTGGAAGGTGGTGCTGCTGCTGTTATCACCGCACTTGGCCCAGTTATACTAACCTCAAACCAAATGTTAAAATTGAAACCACTCGAAACCGTCTGCGCCGATGTCACTATTGTACAATTCGACGTTGCCGAGAACGGAAACGGTGTAATATTGGCGGTAAAACCTCCATAAATTACAATGGTATAAGTTCCAAGAGTAACATTCGCCGGAAAGGTCATGGTTGAAACCGCAGTCGCCTGCGTAAAACCAAAAACCAACGGCAAATTATTATTTGTTGAGGTCAACATCCTCGTTGGATTAAAATAACCCCCAGCCGCTCCGGACCCATCAATCGTGAAAGCGTGATTAGACAAATACCTTAAAGTACTACCCAAGGCTTCCACCTCAAGTTGTTTCTTATAAAAGGTTATGTCATACGACACCCACAACTCTCCAACATTCACTCCACTCACGCTCATCCCTTGAGTTGCCAATTGAAAATTTCCTAAGTTGTATAAATTAATGTTGTCACCAGCAGCAGTTGGCTGCGTAAACAACAATTTAGTAATTCTTTCACTAGGGTCACATTCAATACCATGCAACATACATTCGGCAGACTTAACGGAATTTGCAAAATCTGCATTTTCCATCACTTGCTTACTGGTATAATTCGGATCCAAATTATTGTAATCAGTAGCTGCTACAACGGCACCAAGCGCTTGACTTGATCCGTTAAACTCACTACTTGTACTAATATATTCGAAAACGATTCCATTGGGTTCCCATTGATCAAACAACGGCGCAATATTAGACAACCATGGAAAAGTCACAGGGTTACTCGGATTAATTTGGTAACTACTTAAATTAAAAGCAGTCGCGTTATTAACCAAAGCCCCAGAGGCAGTTACATCCCCGAGATACTCTCTCTCAATGATCCTTACTCCTCTCTTCCCATCTTTACCAAACATTGGTGTAACGCTTGCGCTCATACTACCAACGTTCATAAGAGAATTAGAAGCTAACTTATAATCTCCATGTCCCAACAAATTCGCCATCATTAAACCCGCTTTCTCACCAACCATACTACCAAGGCCACCCATGGGCAACATTCCTCCCAATTTTCGTCCCAACGCTCCCGCGCCAGTTTTAAAATTAGAGCTTTTATCAAGCCTCGATCTCAAACTTTTGAGTTCGTTTTGGACATCTGCCCAGGCACCATCAGTCATAGTATAGTCTCCTTTACCTTTGATTCTACCTCCCCCAGCTTTCTTCTTCAGCTTTCGCTTTGCGTTTCTTTTCTGCGATTTAGTCACCATTTTTCAATTAATTTTGCGTTTCCTTCACTCTCTTACTAATTTACTTTTATGCACTATCGCTGACTTCATGCATTGCTTATGGGGTTTAAGAAGTCTTCCAACCTTTCACTAAGTGATTCTAAAACCGGGTGATTTCTCAACAAAAACTTCAATTGAAGCAATTTGTCAAAATCCCTATCCCCTCTCAGAAAATTGTAAAGCATCTTTTCATACGCCGTAGGAACCGCCTTACCGTCCTCAAACATATGCGAACAAAAATCAAACTTTCCATTACATTTCTGATAATCTGTGATCGTAAAACCCCATTTCTCATACTCCTCCACCGCGTCACGTTGCCACTCCTCGATACAATCATCGCCCATCGTTTTTGTGAATTGCTCCAAATCAAAGACAATCCACGCCAAATAGGCTCGTTGCCTACTATTGATACTGGCAGTACCTCTAGAACCGGACAGCATCCTTCCGGCGCGCTTGGCAGCATAAAGTCTACCATCGGTCGTCATATACAAAGAATTCTTCATACAATTAAACCTCGCCCTGGTTACCTTCAGCCACCACACACACCTTGGATTGGCTACAAATTTGCCTTCCACCTTCAAAACAGATCCATTAAGGATCGCTCTTTGGGCGTACTCGGCATCATATTGCCAATCTTGGAAAGTGTAATCCCACCTTTTAGCGTCATTCGACGCCAGTGGTTTAACTCGGTCCGCTTTATCGCAGGTTTCATAGAAACTCGTATTCTCTTTATCAGTATATAAATCGATTCCAGCTTGCGATGGGATGTCATGATAACTGCCGATTTCCGCGTTATTTTGCTCTATGATGCACAACACTTCTATTAATGCATCCAATAGAGAAACACTACAAATAATCCTTTGATATTGCTTCGACAACAAATGGGGCTCATCCTTACCAAATATTCTTACCGGATCACAAAGGTTGTTGCTAACGTTAGATATAGCTTTCGCCACTCCTCCGTTCACATCATCCCTTGGAGCAAAAACACCATCCACACTTTTGTAGAGGGCCAAAAGCCTCTCTTCCATTTCGCGTTTCAGGTCCTGCCAGTGGTATTTCAAATACTCCCCGTTGTTCGCAAACTCATAAAGAGCCGGAACTCCGGGGGATTTTCCATGATCCACATAAGATAAGATATTCTTAAACACATGATCTTTTAAAACAAACTCTCCAACACCACTCTCATCCAGCACCGCCACAAAGTATCTGGTCCAATCCGGAGCATTTACTTTTGGATACTGTTCGCAGAATCTTTCAATTCTAGGGAACTCAAAAGGGTTGACAACAGGTGGTTGCCGTACCTCTCTTGCGGGTGCTGAGATATAATATTCGATAGAAGCTGCTTCGCATGCTGCATCTCCTGATGGGACATAGTACTTGGCAACTTCGGGAAATGAACCAACGACCGTCTCCCAATCATCGGGGATACTGGGTGATCCCTTCTTCCTAAGGGGTTTGCACCAGCCGACTTCTGTGAGTCCTGCGTTAGTGTCAATACCTTCCCTGAAATAACGGGGTCTTCCAGTTTCCGCAAAACGGTTTCCGGAACTACAGAACCGGTATTCTCTACCTTTTCCTTCATGCCATCTCCATTCTGTTTCTTCATTTTCCTCGCCGCATTTCTCTTCTGCGACTTTGTTTGTTTTTCCGGTTCCTCCTTCACCGGGGAATTCATTTTCTCCACGCCCATTACCTTGGGAACCTCCCATTTTACCGGGACATCAAGCGGAGTTTTAGTCTGACCATCAACCTTCTTCACAGCACGGTTTTGGTCCAACAACGAAGAATATTCCGGTTCATTTCCTTTCGCCTCACGCTTTACGCGCTTGACTAATGTCAACTGTTCCATGTTTTTCTTCAACTTTTGCGTCTCCTCCTTTACACTCTCACTTTTCTTTTTAATGATTGGCTTAAGTGACAAAAGGGCCTCAATAGTTTCCTCCTCATCCTCCGCTTTCTTCAACACTTGCTCCACAACCACTTCGTCCTCAATATCCTGCAAGAATTGCATCCATTCCTTACCTTTCAAAGGCATCGGCGCATTAACTGCACCGAAAATTTCCTTTTCGAGGTCCGGATCTTCAACATCCCTAACAACAGGCGGAACCTGCGGCTGCAACTTCGCTTCGCGTTTGGTTTCATCTGGTGTTGCCTGAACTGGAATCTCATCAGCCACAGCCATCAATCTCCCTTTCGCTCTAAACAACTCCATCTCCGTCACATAAGCCATATGCAACCTCGCACTAAAGACATCTGGTGTCTCATTGTTCTCTTGGAACAATTTTTGGTACTGTTGCATGGTGTCCCAATCCTTTCGCTGAATGCTGTTTTCTAAAATAAAAGACAGCATCGCACAATCGGCATTGAAATTCTTAGTGTTGGACCAACCATTCGGTGCTTCACGGTTAACGGCATGGCGTTTCGATTTCTTCCCGTTGCGACCACCCTTCTTACCAAATCGGATTTCAAAACCTCTCGATCTTCCCTTACCCTTTTTGTTGGTGTGTCGTTCCTCAAAATCAATCTGATCCTGCTCATCCCTCGACCGTTCCACAACCGCTTCATCAATGCTTCCTTTCGGACTCACCAACCTAACGTCATCTCTCCAAGATTCTCTCTCAGCATCTAGTGGTTCATTCTTATTCGGCAGTTTAACCCACTTATCAGAAAACCGTGATAGATTATACGCGAAATTCGCCATCTCATCACCATCCCATCCCAAATGCATAGCAGTGACTGTAGTTTTGTGAAAAATTGCGGCCCCGGACCAACCATTCAAAGTTGACCCGCGATGATAAATGCCCTCCGGATCTTCAGGATCATGGTAAGGACGCACGTTGCTTGCGCACCAATACTGTCCTGAGTCATCCATACATCCAACAATCCTTAAAGCTTCACCATGATTTAACAAACCAATCTTTGCGCTTTTGACGCCCAATTTGGTCCACACATCGGCTGGCAATCCCACAAAAATATAATCCTGTTTAATAGAGTGCTCGCCCCATTTGACCCGTTCTTCGTTAAACTTCCATTCAACGCCGTTCGGTCCAACAAGAGACAAACTTTCGAAAATCCAAGAGCACGTCAAAAGAACATGTAACGGGGTAATCATCTGATCACCAATGCGTGTCGCGTTTCCAACGAAGCCTCCACACAACTTGATTATCACCATATTTCCCGGATTGTCACATTTCTCCATAACGCTTCCACTCATCATCGCTTCACGTTTACTGCCGGCAGTACTTTCACAATACTCCTTCATCAACGTTTGAGGCAGTTCACAAACCGTCCCATTAGAAGCCTGGATTAGAAGTTCACCATTGAAATTTGAGAGCCACGACTTGTACACGACACGACGTTCACGTGTTACCACTTTGAACTCTGTACTGTAATACAACCAATCGAACGGCTTCTTTCCCCAAACCCAAATAAAACCAAACATCCAATTCAGAAACTCACCTAAGGCGTTGAAAGCATCACCGAGTAAACGTGTAAAACACTTCCAAATGCGAATCGCCAATCCAAGCAACTCTCCAAACGCCCACCCGACAAGTAATCCGATGACTGTTAGCAATTCAACGACGACTTTCACACAGAAAATCACCATGAAAGGCGCCAGGAAAACCCTAACAAAATCGCTTAAAAGCGACGTGATTCCAACTGGAGCGAAACTGCTGAAAGTGCAGCAATGAAGATAAACTCCGAACTGCAAACTCTCAACTGTAATCACCCGCTGGTTGGGACACGCCACCACATTCCAAGAATTTCCCTCTCCGAATCGTTTGGACACATAGTCCGACACGACACGAGACATCCCATTCCCGGTAGCGACACAAAGATCTCCCTTCGAGAGAACACTGCCCACAAGCAGCGCCCTATAAAACTCCGACAAGGTCCACACAACCACGAAAAAGTAGAGCAACTTCACCAAGAAACCCATTTTATTCCTTTACTGTCTTACAAAAGTTTTTGACTTAGTTGGTAGAAATGAATATACACTCTTCCAGCTAAAGCAGCCCAAGCCAAAGATCCCACGATTGAAATTATTGTCGCAAAGAAAACAACGTATTTCGGATCGAAATCCAAAACCCAGAAGTAAACCGCAACTAAAACAATTCCTACGTAAAATCTTAAAGTTTCACTTTTCTCAAATTCTTCCATACTTATTTCAACAATTCCTATCTGTACAGCTGAGACTTACGAGTATTATATCGCAAATCAACAGGAGACACGTAAGAACTATTAAAATTACCGCTCCAATCATTAATCACTTAATTCTCAAAACTTCAAAGTTTGTGATAAGATTCGCACTTAACCCCCTTGTAGGTTAATTAGACGTTCTTAGGACGTCTATACGAAAATAGGAACTTTTCCCAAGTGATAGATGTATATTAGAGGTAA